ACGGGGTTGCTGTGCGGCATTGGATCCTCCTCGGATCACAGGTCAACGGATGGTGAGCACGTTGGTCGGGTGATCCTCAGGTGGTGCCCAGGTGAACGTATCGGCGTGGGTCCGGCGTGAGGTTCGGCGCGGCCTATCTGTGATGAGGGTACACACGCGAACGCCCCCCCGGTTTGTAACCGGGGGGGCGACACGCGGAAGGACCATCGACCGCAAGGCTAAGGCTACATGCCCGGACGGATGTCCCGCAGCCGCTGGAGCTCTGCGCGCCACTCATCCACCATCGTCCTGCGGCCGGGGCGGATCTTCTCCGCGGAACGCACCCACTCCACCGTCGCATTCGCATAGGCCGGCGTAGACACAAGGGATGTCTCGAGCAGGCGGGCTTCGGTGCGCACAACCCGATCCTTGATTCCCAGGTCAGGGTTGTAGTCGTCCCTGAACTCCCACGCCGACCGGATCGGCTGAAAGCTCACGGACATGAACGGGAGATCCCCGTTCTGTGCGTGCCTTGCTGCGCGTTGCGCCTCCGGTTCCGGGGTCAGACGCCACACCCCGTAGAGACCATCGTCCCGCTCTTCCCACTTGTCTGCGGACCCGATCGGCATGGCACGGTTGTCGTGGAACACGTGCAACGGCAACCGGGCCGCGGACTCACGGGCGCTCTTGCCCAGGGATCCGCGGGCGAACGATTCGACGTAGGACGATCCCGTGGTGAACGCCTGCGCCATGGTGGACAAGTCGTCCCGCAGCAGGGACGTGCGGTCGAACCGGACCCGTGTCCCCCGCGGTGTCCACGCATGTGACCAGACGTCCTCAAACACGTCCATGACCGGCCCGAGTGAGAGCTTCGACAGGACCAGGAACATCGGCCCGGGAGACCGGTACGTGTGCGACGAACCTTCCGCGCCCAACCAGTACGGGTCAAGGTTGAAGATCGCCGCAATGTCCTTCGTGGACATCGCCCGCGCCTCGACCATCTGCGCATCGGTCGGATTCCACGACAGCGGAATGATCTGCGTGTCCTTCGGGAAGAACGCCGGTTTCGCTGCGGTGCCCGCGAACCGTTCAACCCAACGATCCGCAGCCGCGTCAAGCTGCGTCTGATCCGGTTCGGTGTTCGGGGTGATGATCGCGACCGCGGGGGTGCCACGGTCGAGGAGGTTCGCGGACTCCGCCGCTTCCTCGAGGCCGGCACGGTTCAGGGTGCGTAGGTGCTGCTCCACGACCCCCATGCCCCGGTACGGGAAAGTGTCATCGGTGCCGCGTTGCACGTGGATGACGTTCTCCCGCGGCACTTCCTGCCCGTCGAGGAGGTAGGTCACTCCACCGGGGACCAGATCGCCACGGAAGTCACGCTGCTCCGTGATGCCCCACCGGTGCGCCGGGTAGTACCTCGCTGCGGCCGGGTACCCCTCCGCGTCGCGTGCGGTCACGTACGCCGCAGCGTTCCCATGCAACCACCAGTCCTCCACGTGGGCGCCGACGAACACCGGTTGCGGCATGTCGGGGTCAACCCTGTCGAGGAGGGTGCCGCGGGGGAGGATCTCCTCACCGCGGACCCGCTCGAGGGCACACGAGCTGATGAGCCCCATGTAGAGCTGGAGCGCCTTCGCCACCCCAGGGAGTGACCGTGCGGTGCCGGCGTCCCACACCTGCCGTTCGAGGGTGCGGGGATTCACGGGGGGCCATACCTGTGACTGGCCGGCCGCGACCGGGGCGAACCCGCTCATGCGCCATTCCTTCCGTACATCACAGCGCCGTACGGGTCCGCAGCGGCGAGACGTTCGGCAGGTCCAGTCCCGACCCCACGGAACGCAACGAAGACTTGTTGCCGAAGTTTCAGTGACTTACCGTTCGGCCGGATGAACTCCACCGCGGCGAAGGTCATTGCGTCCGCAGCACCGACGACGGTGGCGAACCATTTGTTCGGCCAAACCATCCCCATAAGACACCCACGATCGTGTGATCTCCACTTGTCAACCCATGCCGTCATTTGGCTATAGGGGGGGTTGCACCAGATAATCCCATCCCACGGGGACGTCAGTCCGTCATCCTCTGCGGTGTACCAAAGCGATGCGGGGACATGCCACGGACCACCGGGGGGTGCGGCCACGTCGAGATCGAAGACAAGCCCCATCGCGTCGAACACCCACCGCGGCGTATAGCAATCGTCGGAAGTAACCGCGATCTCATCGCCCGGTAACGCGAACAAGGTCTCAGTCACCCGGTCATCCCATCCAGAAGGAAGATTCGACGGGCGCGTGATCCATCGCCCACCCCGCCATTGTGCCCGACACGAACGCCGACACGGGTCCATTCGGCCCTGCGCGCCACCCACCCGCAACGAACTCCACGTGTCGGGCCGCTTCGGTGAGCTCCGGCACCACACGATGCAACCACGTCCCGGCCTCGAGCTCATCCCTGTGACGAACCGACGCGGCCGACACGTCTGCCTGCGAGATCTTGAGAACCTCGAGCCCCCCGGCCTCGAGGAGATCCGCGACGTCGCGTGCCCCCTTCACGTTCCCGATCGCGACCACGGCCGGCCGGTTCCGCTCCACAACCCCCGCCACGAACGGAGCAACCCACCGGGTACCAACATCCGCCCGGATCACTTCCACATGCATCCGCCCCGACTCATCCCGCCACCCCGACGACACCGCGGCATCCCTGGACTCCGGATCCACAGCCACCCCCAAGCTCACCCGTGCGTTCGGGGGGATACCAACCTTGTCCAGCCGCCCCAAGTAGGTCTGCTCAGAGACACCACGCCACCCCGTAGCAGCGTCCCCCGGTGTCCGGTTCCCATACGCCCGCAGGAACTCCGCCCGACCATCCTCGAGGTTCTCCCCCGTCATCGTCACCCACGCCGAACGGATAGCACCCTCACGAACCGTGAACCCATGCGGACACGGACGCCGACCACCCGCCCCCCGACACCCCTCCACGTGACACACCGCAGGATGGAACGCCACGCACGCGTCCACCAGCTCACCATCCCCGAGCTCCTCGAGCAACCGGTCCCCGACACGATCCGGGAGACCCCACTCCGCGTAGGCGGTCCCCAACCGGACACCGGTCTCCACAGCACGCCGGCCACCCCGTACAACCGCGTTCAACCAGCCGCTGCGTTCCGTGCCTTTCGTGGAGAACTTGAACGCCTGCCCCCCCGACGTACCCAACGCCGGCACATAGGAAGCCTCGAGCAGGCGACGTTGCTCCGCGGTGAACTTCCACAGCTCGTCCACGATGACAAGGTCCGGATCCTCACCATCGATCGCGCCTTCGTTCGGGGCGAACGGAGCGAACGTGCTGCCGTTCGCCGCCCAGGTCAACAGCTCGTTCATGTTGCCCGTCTTCAACCGCAGATCCATGGCGAGAACCGACCTGGACAACGGTTCCGCGGCCTCGAGGAACCGCGCACGCGCCTTATCCCGATTCTGCGCCGTCAAAAAACACCGCGCCCGCTCCAACGAACGCATCCGGTGGATCACAAGCGGCTGGATCTGCGCAGTCTTCCCCGCACGCCGCTGGATCGTCTCCGCACAAGAGTCGTACGCCCACTCCCCCGGCTCCGGATCGTCATCACCCTGAACCTCAAGGAACACATCCATCACCGCACGCTGATGAGGCATAAACGGACGGCCAAGAGCTGCCGAAACCTCCGCAACCACCGGACCAAACGTCGCCCGCTCACGACTCCGCTGCGTCAACCACCGCGGCCGAACCCCGAGACGCGGGTCCGTCAAGAATCCCGATGACTCGAGCTCGAGGATCGCCGTCATCCCGCTCCACCACCGGAGGACGCATCGGCTCCAACGTCAAAAACGCATCCCAAAGCTTGTCCAACGCCAGGGAGTACGCCCGCCAGTCCTCCTCCGCGGCCGAACGATCCGCCGCCAACGCAAACCGCTCCACCAGCGTCCACCGAACCGCCTCCATCGCCGTCAAAGTCCCCGCATCCCGGCGAGCCCGTCGCACCTCCGCCTGCACCGGGCCGTATCGGGTCGTCACCCGCTCAGAGTAGGCGACAACCGGCCGCATCGGGCGGAGGGGAGAGAGATCCGGCAGGCTTGCCCTCTC